ACGGCATTGAGAAATCTCTTACGCAAAAGTCTCAGAAAGTTGCAGAACAGCGCAAACAAGCTGAAGATGCACTTCAACGAGGCGATGCGCTACTGCAAGCAATGCTTCAGAAAGCAGAGGAACGCTATAAGCCTTACTCTGAGGTCGATATGCTTCTTGCGTCCAAGACAATGGATGCGGAAGACTTTGCTGCACTTCGCAAGGAGGCTCAGACAGCCTTCGAGGATGTAAAGTTCCTCACCGAAGAAGCAGACACCTACTACAAAGAGATACAGAAACAGCAGCAAGCCGCCCAGAAACAGGCTGCACAGCAAGCTGTGAAGGTTCTCCAAGAAGCAATCCCGGACTGGTCAAACGAAACTTACAACAACATCCGTCAATACGCCGTTGCGCAAGGCTTGCCGGAGGATCAGGTCAACCAATATGTCGACCCAGTTGTAATCCAAATCCTCAATAAAGCGAGGTTGTTCGACCAAGGGAAACAAGTAGCGACGGTGAAGAAGAAGGCCGCGAGCCAGAACAAGAAGGTTCTACGGTCACAAAAATCACCGGCAACAGCCGAAGTTCGCCGCAAAGCGAGCATCGACAAACAACGCCAAGCACTCCGCAATAATCGCGGAGCCGACATTGAAGATATTGCATCAGTCTTGATGAGCCGCTGGGAAGCATAGAACCCAACAACTCAGAAGAGGAAAGAGCAATGGCTCAATTTACCACATATGATAGTGTCGGCTTGGCCGAAGATGTATCGGACATCATTACCGACATCTCACCAACCGACACCCCATTCTACAGCACCATCCGCAGCGAGAAATGCTCCGCACGGATTGTGGAATGGCAAGAAGATAGCTTGGCAGCGGCGGCGGATAACGCGCAATTAGAAGGGCACACCCCTTCAATGGCGACTCTCAGCCCCACTACCATGCGGACAAACAATACGCAGATCATGTCAAAAGCTTTTGAAGTATCTGCCACCGCCGATGCCGTGAAAACTTACGGCCGTGCAAAGGAAACTGCTTACCAACTTGGTAAAGCATTGAAAGAGATCAAAAGAGATGTAGAACGCGCGATGGTTGGCGTAGATAACGCTGCCGTCACTGGTTCATCATCAGTTGCTCGCGAAATGGCATCTGCAACCCAGATGATCGCAGCGGGCAACTCGATTGACGCTGGCGCAAACGCAACCGATCCGCTGACTGAAGCAAAGCTTCTGGACGCGCATCAGGCTGCATACACAGCCGGCGGCGACCCATCTATCCTGTACATCAAGCCAAGCGATTCCGAAATCGTGGCCTCGTTTACGGGAAGTTCTGGTCGTACACGCAATTTCAATGACGAAACCAAGACGCTGACCAATGTGGTTGATGTTCTGGTGAACCCCTACGGAACGCTGAAAGTGGTTCTTAACCGCCATCAGCTTACAACCCACGCGTTTCTGATTGACCCAACAATGTGGCGTACAATGGTACTCCGTCCGTTCTCACGGACACTGTTGGCAAAGCAATCTGACAGCGACCGCCATTTTGTGGTCGGTGAACTGTCACTGAAGCACATGAACTTCAGCGCAGACGCAATGGTGACCGGCCTGTCATAAGCCAGCCGTCATCTAACTGAATAGCGTGAGACAGGAGTAACAGCAGGGTTCAGCTCTCCTTACCTGCTGCCTGTCTCACTGCTTTTCCATTCACAAGGAGATCAAATGGACAAAAAGACCGACCTAATCGGCATCAACACCGAATATGACGAAGACTTCGATGGCGTATTCAGACGCCACACTCAGAACATCAGCCAGACATTCCTCGATAGCCTCAAAGACCAACGCGACAACAGCAAGAACCAGCGTGAAGGCGAGTATATGCGTGTCGCCAGCATCCCCACGATCATCGTGGAAAAATGGATGCGTGAGGGCTTCAACATCATGTCAGGCGAACATTCGGCCGCAGAAATCGTAAAGCGACTGAAAGCAGAGAACCTCGAAGCCTTCATGACCACAGAAAAGAGTGTCTAAAAAATGAATTACGGCGAAATCAAATCCCACTTCGAGGCGGTTCTCAATCGCAGCGACATCACATCTGCATTGACCGAACGCTTCATTCAGGACGGTATCGCCCGTATCCAACGCCAACTTCGGACACCAATGCAGGAAAAGATACTGACGATAAACATTTCGTCTCCGACCACTTCAATGACTTTTCCCGCAGATTTCATAGAAATCATCTCCCTGTACTACGACCAGTACGAGTTAGAGCGTGTGTCTATGCGGCGGTTCAGAGAATTGAACTTTAACAACTACACCGGAAAACCGATGTATTTCACGCGGGAAGGGGCAAAGCTGATGCTTTACCCGCAGCCAAGCGATGGTGCGTTGGTTCTCTATTACTACGCTGAGATGCCTTCTCTCGTTAACGACAGTGACACTCACGCACTAAGCGAGGTCGGCAGTGATTTGATCATCTACTCCGCCCTAACTTATGCGGCCGACTACTATCTGGATGAGCGAGCAGAACTCTTCGAAAGCAAGTTCACGCAGTTCCTGACTGAAATCCAAGAACAGGCAAATGATCAAGAGTTGAACGGTGGTGTGCAATCCATTTTGCCAGCCTATGGCTCTGGCGACATCTACTAGCAAAAGGGATTAACTAAATGGCAAATTCCAGCTTCTATGGGCTTACCGGCACTACGGCAGAAGTTCAAGACACCATTCAAGCGTCAGTCGACGCGGCTGCACAAAGCGCAGCAGATGCCCTTGCGTCTGAGAACGCTGCTTCTGCCAGCCAAAGCGCAGCC